AATGCAGTTAATGGTGATAGAGCAAATAAAAAAGAGTTTGAATTAAAATCTAATAATGTACCTATTTTCTCTAAACAGTTTAGACCAACGGACACATCAATACTAAATGCAGCAACTGGTGTCTTTACAATTACTGATCACTTCTTTAGAACTGCGGAAAAATTAAAGTATACACCTAAGAGTTCATTTGTTGGTGTTGGTGCAACAGCAATGACAACTGCACATAATACAAATGTTCCTACAGATGTATTTGCGATTAGACTTACGAAAGATACATTTAAATTAGCAACTAGCAAGTCAAATGCTAATGCTGGAACAGGTGTTACTTTTGTATCATTAGGATCTGGTAATATTCATCAGTTAGAGATGACTAAGAAACTTGAGAAAACTGTTATTGATATTGATGGTTTAATACAATCACCAATAGCATTTACACCAGTTAATACTACAGTTTCAAATAATGTTGGAGGAAATATATCATCAACCTCAACTATCTTTAGTGTTGCAGGTATTTCTTCAATAACAGAGGGAGATATTCTTAAAGTTGGTACTGAATTAATGAAAATAACATCTGTTGGTGTTGGTACAACATCAGTTGGCCCAATATCAGGTGGTGGTGGAATTAATTTAGTCGGTGTAGAAAGAGGATCATTAGGTAGCACTGCAGCAACACATTCTGATAGTGATGCAGTTCGTAAGTTTACAGGATCTTTTAATATTGTAGATAGTAAAGTATTCTTCACAGATGCTCCAAAAGGAACAAACAATGTAAGTCGAAATGCGTCTAACTTAGAATTCCCAAGATCAGAATTTAATGGAAGAGTATACCTAAGAAATGATTATTCAAACAATAGAATCTTTGACGATATATCTGATGGATTTACAGGAATAGGTGCAACACATAACATGAGTGTCAGTGGTGTTAATACAACAGGTATTCAAACTGGTAGCACTATAGTTTTATTAAATGGAATATTCCAAAAACCAACAACAGCGAATAATAGTGGAAATAATTACGACTTTGCAAGCGTTGGTGCAGGAACATCAACTAATATAATATTCACTGGAATTACTTCAACAAGTGGAGATAAAATTCTCAGTCAAGAAGATGTTAACTTAAATCAATTACCAAGAGGTGGTGTAATTGTATCATTAGGATCAACAGGTGGTGAAGGTATTGCACCATTAGTAGGTGCTGCTGTAACTGTAGTTAAAAATGATAATGGTCAGATAACTGGTGTCGGAATTGGTACAACTGATGTTCACGGATCTGGTTATAGGGGAACAGTTGCAATTGGCATCACTGATATTTCATATGAACATGTATTTGCAAGTTCTGGTATTGGATCAATTAAAACTCAGGCAGGTGCTGCGAATATATTTAATGGAACTTCTAGAACTGCTACAAATGCAGTTTATACATCTCATACTGGATTTTTAGAACTTACTATTGCGGGTCATGGTTTATCAGTCGGCAATCATGTTGGTATTGATACTGGTGGTATTGTATTCAGATGCTCCAAGGATAATTTCTCAAGTTTACATCCATATCCAAGATCTGGAGTAACACCAAGTTCTTCAACTGGAGATCCAATTGTTGGTATTGCAACTGTTATTAGATCGGTTACAACGGATACGATCACTATCTTTGTAGGACAAGGTGGTGGAGGAGGAACTGGTGCGAACATAACTGCTACAGTGGGTGCTGGTGGAACATTAGCATTTGCTGTTGCTGGTGCAGGTGTATCATATACAAATCCAAGACTGTTAGTTCCAGATCCATCTTATGAGGCTCTTGAAGTTACTGGTATATCTCGTCTTGGTATCGGTGCAACTACTGATACCGGTCAGGGATTAAAGGTGACTGTAGATGTAAGTGCAAACCCAACTACAGGAATTGGTTCAACATTATTCACAATATCATCATTTAAGATTGCCAGAAATGGTTTTGGATTTAAGAAAGGAGATAAAATTAAACCAGTAGGATTAGTCACTGCTCGTGGTGCAGTTTTAACTGATTTTGAACTTACAGTAAATGAAATATTCACAGATGAATTTGCATCATGGGATTTTGGTGAGTTCGATTATACTGATCCAATTAAAACTTTACAGGATGGAGTTCGTACTCGTTTCCCAATAAGAGTTAATTCACAACTATTAAGTTTTGAAATAGATAGAAATAGTGCAGATTCATCATTGATAGACATGAAAAATCTATTATTGATATTTGTAAATGGTGTTATTCAACATCCCGGCATTGATTATGACTTTGAAGGTGGAACAACATTTAATTTTACCTCACCTCCAGATGCTGGTGACGATGTTGCAATCTTCTTCTATAAAGGAACAACTGGTTCTGATACTACGGTAGTTGATGTAGTTGAAAGTGTTAAAACTGGTGATGTAATTGATATTACAAGTAATAATGCAATATCTGGTACAATTGCACAGTCAAGTCGAACAATCGTTGGTATTACAACATCAGATACTTTTGAAACTGAAATTTATACTGGTGTGGGTATTGACGAAGTTAACTTCAAACCACTGAATTGGACTAAACAAAAAGTAGATAAAGTTATTGGTGGAAATATTATATCTAAGGCAAGAGATTCGATTGAACCTCTAATTTATCCAACTGCAAGATTGATAGGGGATTTAGGTACAGGCACTGCAGAAGGAACTAGCATATTTGTTGATGATGCTAAGTTCTTTGATTATGAGGAAGATAATTCTGCAACTAGTTTCCAAATTAATGACATTGGTGTATTAGTTGTAAATGATATATCACCAGTTGCTGCAGCGTTAACTGCAACTGTTTCAAATACCGGTCAAGTTGCAATTAGTGTTGTCAGTGGTGGTAGTGGTTATGTAGGATCAACAACAAGTATTTCAATCGCAGCACCAGTTGGAGTGGCTGCAACTCAATTTGCAGTTGCAGGAGTTTCAACATTTGCAGTTGCAACTGGAAATATTACAAATGGATCAATTGCATCAGTAACAATGAATAATGTTGGATTTGGTTACACAAATACAAATGTTCCTGAAGTTTTAGCACCAACTCCAGATGCAATAAAAGAAAGTATTACTAATATTAAAAATGTTCAAGGATTCTCAGGTATTGTCACTGCTATTGAAACAGTTACTGTAGGTGTTTCAACTCTTGGGTTAAGAATTGGATTAAAGAAAGCATCAGGTAACTTCAATGATTTAGTTGCTGGATATCCAATATACATATTTGATACTCATGTGGGTAATGGAGTAACCTCATTAAATACTAGCGGTGCTAATACTGATACAGTTGGAATAGGAACTTCTTTTGCAGATAATGTATACATAATTCAGTCGATTACAAAAAATGCAGCAGTTGCTGAGATTTTAGTTAATGTTCATTCAGGTGTGAATACAACTGGATTAGGTGTGACTGTTGGTATCAATAGTGGAGTAAATGGTCGATTCTCATGGGGAAGACTATTTAATGCAGGTGGTGGAGGAGCATTTAATAGAGCAAATCCAGTTGCTATCGGTGTAACCGGTAATACAGTGGGTCTTACAACTGGTGTTGGAATAGGTACTTTCCCAACATTACAACGAAGAGTTTTTGGTCTTCGTGACACTGGTGCACTCCGCAAAAACTTAACATGATAAAAACTAGTATAAATATAGGAAAAAAGCAATAAAATGCCAGCAGTTGTAACAGATCAGTTTAGAATATTAAATGCAAGTAACTTTGTTGATACAGTTACAGGGGTAGGAGGTACTGATCCATCAAGTTCATTTTATGTGTCAGTTAGTTTACCAAATCCTACGGTTGTTGGTTTTGGTAGAACATCCACATGGGATACAGCAACTCCAAACCCAGTAGATAATATTAATAATGTCAATCATATTGGCGATACCACATTATTTGGAAAAAGAGTAATTGGTAAGAATGTAAGAAGATTAGTTCGTAGAGTTAATTGGACGCAAGGAACAAGATATGAAATGTATCGTCACGATTATAGTGTAAGTTCACCATCTCCAATTACTCAGTCATCTCGTTTATATGATGCCAGATACTATGTAATGAATGAAAACTTTAATGTTTATGTTTGTATTGATAATGGTTCTTCAGGAATTAATACCACAGGTAATGCATCTCAGGATGTGCCAACATTTACAGACTTAGAACCATCTAAAGCTGGGGAGAGTGGTGATGGATATATTTGGAAATACTTATTTACTGTTTCACCGAGTGATATTATAAAGTTTGACTCAACTGATTTTATTGCAGTTCCAAATGAATGGACTACTACAAATGATGCCTCAATTCAATCTGTAAGAGAGAATGGAGATTCTGATACAAACAATAACCAAATTAAAAAAGTTTATATTGACAATCAAGGTGAAGGATATTCTGGTGGTTTAGGACAAGAGTTTAATATTCTTGGAGATGGTACTGGAGGTAAAGTTGTAGTTGATGTTGTAAGTGGTAAAATAACAAACGCAGTTGTATCTTCTGGTGGTAAAGGTTATAGTTATGGATTAGTTGATTTAGGTTCAATTAATGCAAATGCCTCAACAAAAGCAAAACTAATACCAATTATTCCTCCATCAAAGGGACATGGACATAATGTATATGAGGAACTAGGAACTGATCGTGTATTAGTATATGCAAGATTTGGTGGAGATAATAAAGATTTCCCACTAACTACTAAATTTGCACAAGTTGAATTGATTAAAAATCCAACATCAATCGGAACCACATCAATTTATTTTGGTGACTCTTATTCATCATTAAGTGCATTTAAATTTACATCAACAAATGGTACAACACCAGCAATTGGTGAAAAAATTACTCAAACTTTGGGAAGTGGTCTTAAAGCAGTTGGTTATGTTGCTTCATTTGATGCAGAAACAAAAGTTATGAAGTATATTCAAGATAGATCATTATATTTTGGAAACTCAACTGATCAGACAGATTATGTTGGTATTTCAACTGCAGGTCAAGTTCTTGGATTTGAATCATCAACAAATCAAGTTTCAGGGCCAAGTGGCTTTAGTGGATCAATCGAAACTACATTCAGTCTTGGTATTACTACAGTAAGTTCAAAAAATGTAGGACTTGGAGTAACTTTCACAAATGGTCTTGCTACACCTGAGATAAATAAAGGGTCGGGTGATGTAATTTACATTGATAATAGAGCAACTATTACTAGGAACTCAAGACAAAAAGAAGATGTTAAAATCATTCTGGAATTCTAAAAAATGCCACAGAAAACTAATTTAAATATAAATCCATA